AACCTTTCGTAAAGTTGCTTAGAAACAACTGCAAGTCTTGTACTCTCATGAATTTTTTCTTAACTTGATAGATAGATCCTCTATCACTTTTTTATAACCTTGCAACAAGTTTATGTTTTTTTCATTCTCGTAAGAGAATTTCTTCCAATAATAGATTTGCTTCTGTGCATCTAACAACAACTGCTGATACATTTTAATAGTTAAGTGTAAGTCTTTTATTTCTTTAGATAACTTTTCAGAACTCTTATGTACTTTCATAGTTGACAATATAGGATAGTTCCCTTAAAAAGTCAATATGGGTGTACCAAAAAGATTAACAGAAATGCAACAACGGTTCGCTGAGTTTTTAGTATTCGGTGGACCTGATGGACCAATGACTAAACGTGAAGCTGCTGTCGCTGCTGGCTACAGTCCTGATAGAGCAATGCGAGAAGGATCGGAACTTACAAACCCTAAGTACTCACCGCTTGTTGTAAAATACATTGGTGAACTCAAAGAAGAAAGATTAAGAAAACATGAAGTGACTTACGAAGGTCATGTTGCAGAACTTGCAAGACTTAGAGAAGCCGCTTTAAAAAAAGGATCATTCTCATCAGCAGTGAATGCGGAAGCAAACAGAGGAAAAGCAGCAGGACTATACATAGATAGAAAGATAATAAAAACAGGAAAACTAGAGGACCTATCAGAACAAGAGTTAGAAGCAAAAATGAAACAGATAATAGACGATTACGGGCAGTTAATAAATGTGACTCCACAACCTACAACTTCGTCACCTTCTTTACCCAAGGTAGAGGAATCATCGTCCGATCCCCAAAAGTAATACCATCTTCATCTTTATCGTAAGAAGCAAATAACTTAATTGAATTTTTATCTTTAGAAAATAACCAACCCTCATTAACAGGTGTAGCTAGTTTCATCTTGTTAAACTCTTTGTCATTAGCCCAGGCAGAGTCACTTACGCAGTCAACCCACTCCACTCTAACCTTCTGAAAAGGTATATCCGGAGTTGTCTCAGTGTTGATAGCTTTTCTTCTTTTCTTAGGCATAACTTATCTCTACTATATACTACTTCTAGACCAAAACACTTTTTTTGTTCAGTGGAAAAAAAAGTAATGGTACCGTGGAACTTTTTCTCTTTTGGTCTAAATATCTCTTATATATAGCGGTTTCTAGGCCGAAAAAAAAGTTCCATGGGAGTTCCACAGTTCCATGGTCCGTGCTCCATGCACCCTGATACATTAGAACCATTCTAAAGAACCATGCCTTTTGCCTTATTATCGCCATACTTTCGCTCGTATATCGCCTCAATCTCCATCATCAATTCTACGATATATTGCTCCTCTAACTTATCAACTTCAACCAAGGACCGCTTTACAATGTCTCTCTGCCTTTTTATTGCCTTATTCTTCGTGATTACAAGATCAATACCCCATCTAGTTTGATCAGTCATTAATCAGGTTCTCCGCTTTCCATTTTATCAATTTCATTATCGATTTGTTGTTGCTCTAACTTATCTTCATAAGCTTGAATCTGTCTCTCTTCCTCTTGAGCCTCCCATTCAGCTTCAGGATCACCGTCTTCAGCCTCTCTTATAACCTTCTCTTCCTCAGCCTCTTCACGAGCCGATTCTTCAGCCCACATCTCATCCTCTTTTCTTTGTTCTTCCTCCATTGCCTTTTCCATCTCTTCTATTTGCACTTGTTTTACTGCACCCATGTTTGCTCCTTCCTATTATATAGTTTGTTGATTAATTTATTTATACGAGAGTCTCTTTCACCCATTGCTCCGATAGGGTGTCTCTTCATAGATTGAAGTCTATTTATTTTATCTAAATTATTTGGTCTTATCTTCCTGAACATTAAAATCCTCTTCGTTTTCATTTCTTCCTGGTATAAATAAACCTCTAATTTGTTCTTTGATAACCTCTACTTGCATATCATGGTACTCTATACTGAGACTACAATGTTGTTGTATATCTTCAAAACTTTTACCAAGTTCGATCCAATTTAAAATTTCATTTAAAATTTCAATTTTGGCTCTGTGTCTACCTTTTGTTTTTTCTAATCTTGCTCTTGTTCTAGCTGCTGGTTCTTCTGTCATTTTGTAAAGTCCTCTGCTTTCATTGGTTTAGTTCTTTCTTTTTCATCAAATTTTAGGTCATGATACATGTCCAATCTTTTCAGAAACTCATGTTTATAGCGCCTTAATTCAGGTCCTTCTATTTTAAATTCTTGATAATATAGGTCAGGCGTGCATACCATGATAACTCCCTGCCTAATTTGAGATTTGTATACGTAGTCGTGTGCCATGGCGTACGCTGCGATTTGAAGGTAATAGTCTTCGATCCATTCTTTCTTTTTCGGACGATTGGCCTGCTTGAAGTCAACAATAGTTTCCATGCCATTGTGTGAGCATACAAGATCTGTTGAGCCTGCGTATAGCCCCGGATAGTGTAACGTAACTTCCGAACCATAATACTCTTCAACGGGTAATAACCCCACTTCAATAATTTTTTCAGCCATCGGTTTAGCTTCCGTTCCAATGGGCGATAGGTCATCGTAGCCAATTCCTGTGACGTGACATTCCAAGAACTTATGCATGGAAGTCCCCCGTTTACTACTATGATTTTTGATCTGTTCTGCTTTTGCATGTCCTACCTTTTCTTGCCACTGCTTTATAAAACTTTGGTCTTTTGTCAATCCTAAAATGGTTGTGACAGACGGTAATCTTTCTCCGCCAAAGTCATATAGCCGTGTTCCGTGATGCTCGTACATCTGTCCGGACATATATCTATATCGATCACTCTTCTTCATTCAACTCCTCTTGTTCTTTTTTAAAACCTTCCATAAGTTCTTCATTTAAAGTCTTAGGTTTAAATATCTCATCAAATCTTTTACGATATAAATCATTAGATGGTCTAGTTACACCATCCCATTTTTCTTTCTTACTCATATTAAATCAAACATATAAATTGTTATTATAATTAAACCAAATATCTCTGTATAAGTATTCATAGTTTTTCTTGTAGTTCTTTAACATACTCTTCGTTTTCTTTTTGACGTTTATCTTCTATAATTTTTACATGTTTACGCCAAGCCCACGCATTCAACATGCCTGCCCATTTCATTATAAAATGTAAGCCTTCATATATAAATTTATCGAACATCTTTTTGTACCATCCTATATTCATCCAATGATATTACATTACTTTTCAAAGCTTGTTGAGTATAATGTTCTATAACCCGTTGTATTTTTGGTAGTTTTGTATGTGCAAAAGGCCATATCAAACAACACACATAGTACGCATCTCTAAATGTACATCTCCACCTGTATTGTTTAAGATAAGGTGTGCCATCAACTCTTTTACCATTTACTTTCTTAGGTGTCAGTGTTCCAACACCTAATACTTCATGCACCCACATGAGAACACTACGGTCAGTCATAGTGATCTCCATGCTTAGACGTAAACTATTAGAGTATCTGTACCCAGGTTTACCTTTGTGTTTCTTTTTCTTTTCAATGCCTCGTCTTATATGTATGGACCCTTCTCCATCAAACAATCCTGCAATATAAGCTGCGTCAGTATCAGGTATCAATGTAACACCTTTTCTGGTTCTCCGAAATATTCATAAAATTCACCTGCTGAATCACAGTCCCAACACTGATGAATTCTATTTTCATCATCAATGATACAAGCTATTTTAACATAGCCATTACCTTTACAGGTAGAACAAATGTGTACCCGTTTAACTTTTTTTGAACTTGCCATTTAACTTCTTCGCTTTCTCGTTTGCTATTGCTTCTATTGTCTTTGCTACACTTAGTTTTGCATCGGGCAATATTATCTTTGATAACTTATCTAAAGTAGCGTATGTTTCTTTACTTAAAGAAACGTTTTTGTATTTAGTCATGTCTGTCATGTTTACTTCCTTTCATGTTAAGATAGACTATATAGTGCATTATGTAGGATTGTCAATGACAAAATTTATTTTATTAATGTTAGTTTGTAGCGGAATTCCAGGTAATGATTGTAAACCAATTCCAACCCCTATTACAGAGTTTAATACTTATCACGAATGTATTTATTTTGGTTATGACTACTCTAGTATTTTGTTAAAAGAAATGACTGCGGCAACAGTAGATGAATATCAAATGTATACTAGGTTTGATTGTAAAGCTGATAAAGTTATTTAATTCATATCAAACCAGCTGCTTTCCGTGCACGTACTCACAGCCGGCCAAACTCCAGGTTGCTACCTTGCGGTCATCGCTAACGTACAGGGAAATGCCATCGGCAAGATTTGGACGCCCTTGAGCTTTCAAATTTTATTTACAAATACAACCGTAAAAATTACCACTGCCATCATTCATGACATGTAGATTTAAACTATCGGAGTACGTTGTTAGTTTTAGTCTTAGTATCTCGCACACGTCCATGCAGTTTACTTCTACCAATAACGAGATATGTGCCGTCATCTCTTTTGTGACAACCACTAACTGATACAATCCGTCGTCCTGTATTATTAACTCCATCAGCCCACTCCTTTATTTTCTTATGCCATAACTTTTTAAGTTCTGGATCTTTTGTTTTGTTGTAGTCGTTTGCTATTTTGTCTAGTTGGTCTAACATACTCTCCTGTTCTGTTACCCCATTCAATTATACTTTTTATACCTGGTGCTTTTAAATCCATGTTTACACCAAAAGATCTCCAAGCTTTTTTTATTAAATTTAATTCAAGTAAAAGGTTAGACCATTGACCAGGATTGGTACCATCTACTGTTATTGTTATAGTTTTTTCTTTCATGTCCTATATATAGGATATCAAAGGATGTTTGTCAACCCTGTCCTTTGTAACGAGCCTGTTTTTTTTGACGTTTTTCTTGCTTATTTTTATTTTTTTTATGTTGCCGTGGTCCACGTTTCTTGGGTTTATCACGAGGTGTAAAGAATTTGAAACTTTGTTTAGCCATCTTTCCATTCTTTTACAAAAGGATCTGCGTCTTTTGGTTTTGCAATGTGTGGTAGATAACTTATTTTACCATTAATATGTTGTTCTAAATCAGAACCACAATTCATGCATCTATACATTTGATTTGTAATTCCAACTAACATCGTAAACTCATCACATGTTGGACACTTACCATTTACTACTTCTGTCTGTATTTTCATTATTGACAACTTAAACACTCATCGCTGTCATTGTCAAGGTCAGCGAGAGCTTCTTCTTTGCAGTCCTGGCTGCAAAACATATCTAATTCTTCTTTTGGTTCGAATTCTTTTTTACATTTATTACATTTTTTCATTATTCTAATATTAACTTTTTAATTGAAAAAGATCCATCAATATTTTTTTCTAATTCTGCTTTTGATTTAATACATTGATATTTTATGTGTGACTTAGATGAACGTTTCGCGACACGCTTGCCTTTGAGACAATCTGACATTGTTGGCTGGATACGTGCTTCCTTAATTTCTCCGTGTACAATCATAAGTAAAGCTACAATCAATTCTGTCATACTGTTTTACCTTTGTTTTCACCTTGCTTGATAACATACTTTTGTGTACCATGCTTGCCTGTTTCTACTTCTTTTTTTAAATTTTTTGCTAGACTCGCAGCTTTGTTCTCTTTGTTTATCTGTGCAATGTGATCTAATACTTTTCTATTAATGCGCCCCGTTGCCATTTGCCCTTACCTTATCTTTTAAATCTTCTATATCACTTAATGCTTTTTCTAATTGATCTCTTAAAAATTCTATATT